AGGTTGTTTTAACAGATGGTATAAATCCCGCAGCAACTTACGATGGGACTACTTACACTCAAATTACTCACGCTCAAGCCCCTGATAGTCCTAAATTTTCTACTATTTTTGCAAATCATTTATTTCTTGCTGGTGATCCTACTGACAATTACAATTTACACCACAGCGTCACAAATAACGAAACTAATTTTGCACCTTCAGGATCAGCTACTACTCCAGGCGCAGGGGTAATAAATGTAGGTTTTCCTATCGTAGCAATTAAAGCTTTTAGAAATCAGCTTTATATTTTTGGTACGACAAATATAAAAAGACTTTCAGGGACTGACTCTACTAATTTTATTCTAGAGCACGTTACAGATGACTTAGGATGTTTAGCTACTGATAGTGTAGTTGAAATAGCAGGTGATCTTTTATTTTTATCTCAAGATGGTTTGCGTCCTATTTCAGGCACTAATAAAATTGGTGATGTAAACCTTGAGTCAATGACTAAAAACATTCAGTCTATTTTTACTAATATTGTTTTTGATATTGATCTAGGTGGATTGTCTTCTGTTCTTATAAGGCAAAAATCACAAGTAAGATTCTTTTTTGCATCTGCAGATTCTCAAGGGATTATTGGAGGATTTAGAGAAAATCAACAAGGAGGTCTTAATTTTGAATTTGGTCAATTATTAGGAATTGAACCTACTTGTGCAGACAGTGGCTATATAGGCCAAAACGAATTTGTTTTGCATGGGGAGAGCAATGGCAAGGTCTTTCGTCAAGAACAAGGTAATAGTTTTGGTGGTAACGATATATTTAGCGCTTTCCAAACACCTTTTTTCTACATGGGCGACCCAGAGAAAAGAAAAATATTCTATGATGTGTCAACATACTTACGCTCAGAAGGTGACACAGAACTTATAATGGCTACAGAATTTGATTATGGTGACTCTGAGGTTTTATCAAGCACTAACTATAATCTTACAATAGAAAAAGCTGCTGCATTTTATAATGAGGCAACCTATAATAGCACTGCTGTTTATGATGGAAATCCCTCTCCTGTGAGAAAAACCAGTATTAGTGGTTCAGGTAAATCAATTTCATTTAAGTATGTAACAAATGGTCAAACTTCCTCTCACAGTATTCAAGGATTAGTCATTACATTTGGTGTAGGAGATAGAAGATAAATGGCTGGATATTCTAGACAATCAGTTGCAGACATTGTTTCTAACGCTGTTATTAAAGCTGCACCAGTAAATGCAGAGTATAATTCTTTACGTGACGCTTTTGCTTTTGCTACAGGTCACAAACACGATGGAAGCTCTACAGAGGGCGCTTACGTACCTTTAATTGCTGATACAGACGCTTTAAATAAAGTTGTTATAAATACTTCTAATAATAGAATTGGATTTTTTGTTGAAGTATCTAGCTCTGCTGTTGAGCAACTAAGAATACAAGATGGAGCAATAGTTCCTGTAACAGACAATGATGTTGACTTAGGAGCCTCTGGGCAAGAATTTAAAGACCTATACATTGATGGAATAGGCTACATTGACTCAGTAGTTATTACAGGAGGAACTATTGATAACGCAGTTATAGGAGGTAGTACTGCTGCTGCAGGTAACTTCACAAATGTAGGCTTGTCAGGAAATCTAACAGTTTCTGGTACTTCAGGTTTGTCAGGAACAACAACAATTACAACTGTTGATATTAATTCAGGAGCTATAGATAACACAACTATTGGTAACTCGTCGGCTGCTGCAGGAAGCTTTACAAGTTTAAATGCCTCTGGCACAGCTACCCTTGCTACTGTGGACATAAACGCAGGGGCTATTGATGGGGCTACCATTGGAGGAAACAGCGCTGCTGCTGGTAGTTTTACTTCTCTTGGGGCCTCTGGCACAGCTACATTAGCTACTGTAGATATTAATGGAGGTGCTATAGATGGAGCTACTATAGGTGCTTCTAGCACTGCTGCTGGTAATTTTACAACTGTTGCAACGTCAGGGCAAGCAACCCTTGCAACTGTAGACATTAATGGAGGTTCTATTGATGGGGCAGTAATAGGCGCTTCTTCTGGTGCAGCTATTACTGGTACAACCATAACAGCTACAACAGGTTTTGTTGGTGATGTCACAGGCGATATTACAGGTAATATTACAGGTAATATTAGTGGTGTTGTTACAGGAAATGTAACAGGAAACATAACTGCTAATAGTGGTACATCTACGTTTAACAATGTTACTATTAATGGCGGCTTGGATATGAACGCAAGTTCGTCAGCTACAATTACTAATCTTACAAGTCCAAGTAACTCAGGCGATGCTGCAACAAAAGGCTATGTGGATACAGAGGTATCAAATCTTGTTGCTTCTGCGCCAGGTACTCTTGATACTCTAAACGAGTTAGCTGCTGCATTAGGGGATGATGCTAACTTTAGTACAACAATTACAAATAGTATTGCTACAAAATTACCTTTGGCAGGTGGTACACTGACAGGTAATATTGCTATGGGTACAAACAAGATTACTGGTCTTGGCAACCCTAGTGCAAACCAAGATGCAGTAACAAAAAGTTTTGCTGATTCAACATTTTTAAGTTTATCTGGCGGCACTATGACAGGTGCTATTTCTATGGGTAGTAATAAAATTACTGCTTCGTACACGCCTAATTCAAGCACTGATTTAACTACTAAAGCTTATGTTGATAACATTACAGGGTCTTTACAATCTGCTCAAACAAATGCAACGAATGCAGCAACCTCTGCAACAAATGCAGCAAGTTCAGCAACTGCTGCTGCTTCCTCTGCTACTTCTGCTGCTAGTTCAGCAACTGCTGCTGCTGCAAGTTTTGACTCTTTTGATGATAAATACTTAGGAGCAAAGTCTTCCGCGCCTTCAACAGACAATGATGGCGATGCGTTATCTGCAGGAGTTTTATATTTCAATACTTCTACAAACACTATGCAAGTGTTTGGAGACTCTGGTTTTCAAAATGCTGGTTCTTCTGTAAATGGAACATCATCTAGAAATACTTATACAGCAACTTCAGGCCAAACAAGTTTTAGCTCTACATACGATGCTGGGTTTGTAGACGTTTACTTAAATGGTTTAAAACTTTTATCTGGCACAGATTACACAGCTTCAAATGGCACTACAGTTGTTCTTGCTTCAGGGGCTACAGCAGGTGATATAGTTGATATTGTAGCGTATGGTACTTTTACGTTAGCTACTCACTACACAAAAACGCAAACAGACGATCGATACCTGCAGTTAAGTGGAGGTACTCTTACAGGAAATATAGACGTAAGTTCTAGTGACATTGTAAGTACCAGTAACGCTAACATTGACCTTTTGCCAAATGGGTCTGGTAAAGTTGTTTTAGATGGCAATGGAAGCAGTGGTGGTGTTTTAGTCAGTGATGGCTTGATTGAAATAAAAACAGGTACAGGGTCTAGAGCAGAAACACGATTTTATTGTGAGTCAAGTAATGCTCACTACACTGGTTTAAGGGCTGCACCTCACTCTAGTTACAGTGGTAATGTTACATTTAGTCTTCCTGCAGGAGATGGGTCATCAGGTCAGTTTATGAAAACTGATGGATCAGGGCAGCTTTCTTTTGCAACAATAAACACTGATTTAGTAAATGATACCTCGCCTCAACTTGGAGGAGCGCTTGATACTAATGGAAATAACATAACTGCTTCTGGTGATCTTACTATCGATGTAGTTGGCAGTATAATACTAGATGCTGATAATGATGCTGTTGTGCAGTTTAAAGATGGTGGGACAACTATAGGTCAAATATCTTCAAGCTCACAGGACTTGGGAATAACTGCTAGTGTTCAAGACAAAGATATTAAGTTTTTTGGAAACGATGGTGGTTCAAGTGTAACTGCCCTTACTCTTGATATGAGCGCAGCTGGTGCGGCTACGTTTAATTCTGGAGTAACTGTGGGTGGTTCTGTAACATTTGGAAACTGGACAATCACTGAATCTAGTGGATCTTTGTTTTTTGCGACAGGAGGCGCTAATAAAATGAAATTAGATGCTTCTGGTAATCTTGACGTTGTAGGAAACGTAAACTCTAACGCAACATTGTAGGTTAGATATGGCTTTGCAAATAAATACTACAACTGTAGTTGACGATAACAAAAACATAATTTCTGGCACTCCTTCTACCCAAGGCACTATAGTAAAATCTACTGTGTCTTATCTTGCACCTTCAGGAGCAACTGGACAAAGACCTACAGGGGCTGTTGAGTCGTATTCAACGTGTGGAGATGCTACGAATGGTACTGCTTTAGGTACAGTTGTAGGAAGTAATTGTTGTTACAATTTGACAGGCTATTAGACAGGAATGTATAATGAGTAAAGCAAGAGATCTAGCTAACTTTATGTCAACAGGTGGAGAATTGGCTGATGGTCAAATTTCTGTCTCTGAAATAAATGATTTAACAGCAACTGCTGCAGAATTAAATGCCTTGGATGGAATTACTTCTACTGTAGCAGAACTTAATTTATTAGATGGTGTTACAGCTTCAACAGCAGAAATAAATAAACTGGATGGCTTGACTGCAAGTACTTCTGACCTTAATGGTGTTGCAGGTATTAACAGCAATGTACAAACACAATTAAATCTAAAATCTCCAATAGCTAGTCCTACTTTTACAGGGACAGCAACAATACCTACAGCTAGTATTACTACATTAAACATAGGAGGATCAAATGTTACCTCCAACATATCTGGTTTAGGTACAGCTTCACAACTTAATGTAGGTACGTCAGCAAACAATATTCCACAGCTTGATGGAAACGCAAAATTACCTGCTGTTGATGGATCTCAATTAACTGGAATAAGTGCAGGAACAAGCATAAGCAAAGCATATTATTTAGCTACAGCAATTTAAGGGAATTAGAAAATGGCATCAGGATTATTAGCAAGTAGCATGTTACCAGAAAATAGCTCTTGTAAACTATATTCAAACTCAAGTGGTAACGCAGCATCTGTTACTATACATGCTGTTGTTCCTGATAATGCAACCAACGCTTGCTTATCTTTTAAGCTTTCAGGGACAGATGCCTGTGTAGTTTGTACATCAACTTCTGCCAGTTGTTCTCTTGCTGTAAACGATGTTTTAAATATTGTCACAGTTCCAAGTACTCTTGGTTATGCAGGATTTCAAAAATTTGATAGAAGTACAGACAAACCTATTAATTATAGCCAGTATACAGATAGCGCAGGAAATGTTGCCAGCAATCCTTGTGCAGTAGATAAAGTTTACAGACGAGGTGTTCTTCCTAAAAACAAAAGTAATGATCAATGTATTTTTAGTAATGAAAAGTGTAGAATTACTTCCTCAACATATTGGGGCGTTTGTTCTTTTTGTTGTCCATGTCATGAAATTAACACTGCAGCAGGTGGGTGTTTAACATTAGCCCATCACATGAATCGATATCAACAAAACTTTCATACTAGCGATAGTGGAGAGTCACATCATTCAATATTTATGTATTGTTGTGAAATGAGTTCAAACACTGCACACTCTTATGTTAGGGTTAGAAAAAAATGCCAAGGAGCTACTGATTGTTGCGACTTTTGTTTTGCTACAGTTGAAAAAACATACGAAACTTCTAAGAAGAATTTTAGAAGTAATTGTTGCCCAAGTGGTAACGATGCTTGTGAGTTTACTCCTCAAAATATGGGAAGTTTTCACTCAGGTCAGGGCGCTCACGATATTTGGTCTGAATTTGATACTTTTGTATGGGCACCTCAAATCGTTGATCCCGCAAGTTGTGGCTGTGGATGCGTAAGCATTTTAGATAGATCTGAAAATAACTGCAGGGCTACTTACAATAACGCTGGATTAAATTGCTGCTGTATGGAGGCAGTCTCTATGCGTTGCTGTTTAAGATCAATAATGAGAGAATGTTGTCAAAGATGTGGTTGTTGTTTGTGTACTGAAAATCATTGCGTATCGTCCATGTACCCAGCCAGAAAAATGTGGATGGCAGGTTGTGATGTATTCATGACACAAGACATAACTGACAATAATCAAAAGAGTGTTATTATAATGACCCCTTTTGCCTGTTATAGTACTATGCGCTGTAATAATTGCTGTTATCAATGTTCTGTTCTTCAGGGGCCTTGGCGAAAGTTTGGCAGAGGATCTTACACTACTGGTCAATGTCAGGCTTGTTGTACTGCTCAAGTAACAATTACTGATGTTGGTGGTGGGCAAATAAAATGGGTATGGTACAATCCTTATGTAAATTGCAATTATTTTTTAGTATTAGGAAAATCAAGCACAGATGATGGTGTTTATAGTATAGAACCAAATTGTTTTGCACCTTTTTGTGATAGTGCCAATACTGATTCATCAAATAACGAAACCCTTTCAACTTATGTAACAGCTTGCCAAATAATAAAAGTATGTATGCCTACCTCATGGACAAGGTTTACGTGTTTTGATTCAGGGGCAGGTAGAAATACTTTTTTTACTAATCCAACATTAACAGGAAAATGTTGCTGGAGCGTGTATG